GTATGTGTAAGCTCTTCTGATCCCTGGTCCGTGTTCCGCGAGCGCTTCATCGTGAGGTAATGGTTTGTGTATACCGAATTGATTTGGTTCCCATAAATGAAACCTGCACAATCTACCAAGAAGAGTTCTAACTTTACCACGTTGCTGTGCTCTACTCATCACGGCATCCATAAGCTGTTTAACAAACGGAACTTTAGTATGGTATTGTTTAAACAATTCTTCAGCTTGCAACTTGTTTATACCTAACTCTGCTTGTAATTTATTTTTACCCATACCATAGAAAAGACCCAAATTGATCGTCTTAGCTTGAAACCTAGGTATATTAGCCATGTCTGCTACAATTTTATGAAAGTCTGCATCTTCGTTCTTGTATGCTTCCATAACATCATCAACAGAAAAGAATCCTTGTAAAGCTGCGTAATGCACAACTAATCTAGGTTCTTGTTGATTGTAATCAAAACATCCCCACTTACATCCTTCTTCTGGTATAAATAAACTTCTGATCCGTGGTCCGAGATCCTTGTTCCTTGCAGGTATCTGCTGTAAGTTTGGATTGTTCATACTAAACCTACCGGTAACTGTACCACCACTGTCACCACGTAACTGGTTTATTTCTGCATGTATTCTACCATTCGATGAATATTTTAATATTGTATCTATGAACGTAGTGTGTGCTTTATTTATTTCTCTAGCTTTAGCTATAGATTGCACGATACTGTTTGGATGATTAGCTAAAAAGTTTTTTGTAAAACTAGGAGCACCAGTCTTAATAGTTCTCTCATAGGGTAAACCAAGTTTGTCAAATACTTTTGCAATGGATCTTGCAGCCCAGATCTGAACTTCCTCTTTTGTTTCTGCATACACATTACCTAATAATCTTTTCTCTTCTTCAACCATTCTTTCTTTTTCCATAGCAGCTCTGCCTTTATCTACACGCACACCAAGGAATCTCATATCAACCAACACAGGAAACAAAGCTGTTTCCATTTCAAAAATATCTTCTATGTCTTGATGTAAGATTTCTTTTTTCATTTCTTGCCACAACTCCAATGTGAGTTGTGCGTCACGCTCCGCGTAAGCACCAACGTACATAGCTGGTAGTTTATACATTTCAGCTTTTGGATCTACACCCCAAGACTTTGCAGCTTCGTATAACGCGTTCTCATCTTTACCTTTACCAATATAATCTCTAGACAAACCATTTAAATCATATCTAAATCTATTTTCATTTACTAAAGATGCAGCTATCATTGTGTCTACTATTTGACCTTGTACTTGAATACCTAATTTTCTTAACCAACACACGTCATACATAGCGTTGTGAAATATTTTAATAGAGTCTGATCTCATTTGATCTTGAAACCAATTAAGAACCATCTTACGATCCATGTTACCACCACCTTCGTGTGCTATTGGGTAGTATGCACACCAATCGTGCGTGGCTAATGATATACCAACCACATCACCTACACCTACAACAGAACCAGAACCCATTCTTTCGTTAAGGTTTGGATCTTTTGTTTCTAAGTCTATAGCTATCTCATCATACTTACTTAGATCTGGAAAGTCTGTTGGTGGTATCCACTCTGTTTGTGGTTTAAATATATTAGTCTTCATGTTTACATTCTCCTGCTATCGCCATGTAGGCTGCAGCATCAACGTATGTATCCTCTGTTGGTGCACCAAATTTTGTTCTAGCTACTTTTAACAAAGCCATCATCACAGCAGCATCGTGTGCTGTAATCTCTTTATCTAAGTATGCTGTCCACAGTTTTGCTATGTTGCAATGATTTTGTATTTTATCTCCGTATGTCTTTGCTCTAGGTCCAGCAATTAATTCTTTTGCTAGTTGTAACGCTTCTTCTGTTTTCATATTTTATATCCTTTGTATATATCTTTGGGTCTGATAATGTGTAAATGATTTTTAGTTCTAGTTGCACCAACATAGAACAATCTATTTTCATCATCAGGATTTTGTTCGTAGTTTCTTTGTGTGTTACGTGATAGATCTGTCAGGAGAACTACGTTATCCTGCTCACCACCTTTTACTCCGTGTATTGTAGACAAAATTATTCTAGGTTTAGAATTTAATTTCTCACCGTTCTCCCTCATACGTCTTATATACCTTATTTTTTTATCGGGCGCATCATCAAAAGCTTCAAACCAAACTTTATTAGTTTTTAAACCTCGTTTGCTTTGTAACTCATCCATGCTGTATGTAGCGTCTTTGTCTAAATATTTTAATTCTTCTTTCTGAAAATTGTTTGGTGACATATATGATGCTATTCTAGTTACTTGTTGATAATTTATATCCACACCTTTACGCACATTTTCCCAATCTGTTATAGCTTCGTACAAGTCATGTTCTTTGTTTGTTTTAAATTTGTTCTCATAATGCAATCCTTGAGAGTACAACTGATCTTCTAAATCATTTAACATAAATCTGGTTCTAGCTAGCACTAGCCAATTACCTTGTTTCATGTTAATCTCTTCGAAGTCATCATAATATGAAAGTAAACCTCTTTGCGTTTTTGGTCTCCACTCTTTTGGTAATCTATTTTGTATTTTGTTTATTATCTTTGATGCGATATCATGCACAACCTGTGGTATTCGGTATGACTGCGTCAGTTGAGTTATTTTTCCCGTTTGTGTTATGAAACTATCTACATCTGCACCAGCCCATCTAAATATAGCTTGATCATCATCACCTGCAATATAAGTATCTTGTGTCTTGTCCCATATTGATCTTGCCATATCCCATTGTGATAGAGATAGATCTTGTGCTTCATCTATAAATACAACATCAAACTTAGGTGACTTATCAGATTTAATAAATTCTGTAATCATGTCTGTAAAATCTATAAGTGTGTAATCTTTTTTGTATTGATTAAGATCAGATACAAACTGTTTTAGTTGTTGTATTGTTATGTCTTGTGTATGTTCTTTTAAATTATATTGTCTTTCTGGTGTGATATTACGTAGTTTAGCCATTTGTACAATACGTAGTAAATCACTTTTAGTTGTAAACAGTCCTGTATGTTCATTATCATATTCATTGTAATCTAAATTGTAACCAGTTTTGTTTCCTAAATCTTCGTAGTGTCTACGTTGCATTACATCTTCTTTCTTAATACCTAATCTTTTAAATGCTAATGAATGCAGTGTTCTAAAATAAGGAAGGTCATCCTCTGATAAATTAAACTTAGACATGGCCCTGTCTCTTGCATGATACGCAGCCTTTTGTGTAAATGAGAAGAAACCAATTTTGTTTGGATCAGTATTCTTTAAATGTTTTTCCATCTGTTCTAACAAAGTAAAAGTTTTGCCTGTGCCAGGTGGACCCAATACAATAGTTTTCAAAACGCATCCTCCTTTTTAAACTTTCTTTCTTTTATTTTAAATTGTTCTTTTTCAAACTGTTTTAATCTTATGACCGATAGTTTCTTTTTACCTATGGTAACTCTAACATTCTCACAATTACAATGTTCTAACAACCAAAGCAAAGTGATGTCACGTTTTTCTATCCACTTATGTCTATGTAAAAATTTATGGTAAAAATGAGAAAATATAAAATGATGGTATTTATCTTTATTCCAAACATTTCCAGATTCCATGTCTTCTTTTGAAGCTCCTTCTGCTGTCCTGCTTGTACAATAATTTTCTAAATGTTCTGCTAACTGTTCTAGTTTAGATGCCCCTGTTGGTGCTTCTATAATTTCTGGATTAGACATCAATAGTGTTACCATTTCTTTATAGTCTTTTCTTTTTATTTCTGCTGGAAATTTATGTATTTGATTCATACATGCTCTTACAAATAATCTTTGTTCTTGTAACTCTTCTGCTTTTAATTCTATTCTTTCACCATCTACATTGAGTCTAAATATCTTTGGATCTAGTTGAACAATTTGTAAGTCAGATAATTGTGGAAACATACTTTGAGTTCCTACACCAAATTTTCTAGTCTTACATAATTGTTTATCACAGTGATTACACATAGGTTCATCTTTGCAAAGATAACCATAATCTTTTCTATCTTTCCTAAACTTTGCTATCTCATCATGTCTAAAAGGATTTACAAAATGTTTAAAATTAAATTCATCTAACTTATCAGCCCAGCTATCTGGCCATTTCTTTTTTGCATAAACTCTAAATTGAAACATAACTCTGTCTCTACCATCATCTAACTTCTCTTTTGTTAAGGATTGTAAACAAGGTGGTCCATCATCATACTCAGACTTTGGTCTTTGTATTTTTAAATCTTGTAATTCTTTTGGTGTGAGAGCGCTAACTTCTACAGCATTTAAAAAAACATCTATTGTAACCGCTTTACCTTGAGAATCGAAGCAATATCTTGTTGTATTTTTACAATTAAAGTATGGTAAATTTAAAAAATTTCCTGTATCATCTTGCGATTTTAATTCAATTTGTTTTGGAAATACTTCTGCATTACCAAAACCTAGCACAGCACTTAACGACATTAGTTTATCTCGCATTAATTTTGCTGGAACAAAGTCTGTGGTAAATAAAAATATATGTGCACCACCACTTTTTGATCTACAGACATGTAGTGGTACGCCCATTGGTAGTTTGTTTAAAAGTTGTTTATGATCGAGATTGTATTTATCTACATCTATACATCCCCATCTACATTCATTGT